GTACAACACATTTTAGGTCGGTGTGAGTTTAGAGTGTTTAACTTTCACTTTTAATGCTCAAACGGATTTGGTATAATCACTAAAACTTCGTGAGCATACACGGGTTAATTTTAATTGGCATCGTGTGTGGCCAATGCGATCAACAACGGATCACACGCTAAGTCTCCAACTTTGGACAAAAGAAGGACCTTTTCCAAATGAATCAAATTGGAAGTAGTCAAGCCATAATGGTGTGCATAATAATAGCGTATATCATGCATACTTGCAGTAAGTGGCTTACCATATTTGTGGCGGTATTCCCCAAGAGCATCAACAATGACTTTACCTTCGCCAAGTTGAGACTTAAGAGATTTTGAGAGTGCACTAAGAAGTGGGTCAATTTGACCGTAGTGTGCAAGAGTCTCACAAATCCCTCGAAGCCAAGCTTTCTGATTTTGGGGGTTTCTATCAACCATATCATAGCAGAGTTTTCCGAGAAGTTTCCCAACCTTGGGTACTAAGATATGGGTATTACCTGATTTAAAGAAACGGGCTGAACAAAATTCGACATCTTCTTCCTGGTAACGGATATGCGCTTCTACCTCCATACCAAATGTGGCATACTGCGCTTCCAAACTACCATTAGTCAAAACCCACTTCAATTCCTTATCAGTTGTTACCGTCACACTATCATCACCACAGATGATAGAAATCCATTTTCTACCCACGCCATGTATGGAATATTTCATTGTTGCATTGACCAACGTGTCACCAAAACTAGTGTCAGGCCAGCCAGATTGCATGGTGTAGGGTACTGAGTAAGTTGTGCCGTTGTTTGTGCGCCCAGTTGACTTCTTTCTTCTGAGTGCACGACACACTTTTCGAGGGAACCGCTTTTTGTAGTAACATTGCAAATAAGTGAAAGCACCCTCAGTAAGATGCATATCAAAGCGGCTTTGATCGTCTTCCAGGAAAATGACATGTTCGCCTGGGTCACACATTGAGGTTATGCATTCAATGGATTTTGAAAATGCACCACCAATTTGATCATTGTTTAGACCACAAGTGTAGACAATCTGTTGTCCATTCAAAACATCAGTTGGACAAAACTGTTTAGGTCGGAGCCCCTCACGCAACTCTTTTGCTCCAGTGCGTATGCTCCGCCCACAGTCCAATGTCATCTCAAGAGGACAACCTTGTATGAACCGTGGGTCTTTAAAGACATATTCATCCCGTGTCTTTAATGCGGTCTCCCTCTTAATAAAAGAAGAAGCCACACGGGCGTACTCACCATAACCAAGCACAAACAATTTCAACAATTGATCCCTACGTCGTGGTATAAAGCTAGCCAACCACTTCGCTAAGTTCATCCTTCTGCGTCTCCTAGTTTTGCTAAGAATAAAAGGCAGGATAAGACTAGTGACAGTCTTCCAAGCCCGGACAACGGCATCAGGATTATTGTGCTGAGGGAGTCTCTTTCCAACTCTCCCCTCCATCGAAACTTGTTCATTGTGGGTACAAGACCTAAATACGGTCGGAACACAATTCAATATGCCCCACATTCTCCTCACTCCAAATTTCGCATGGCATTCTGGATCCCCAGGATTAACTTCATAATCATCTTGCAATTCAACATTTTTGAACACGTGATTGTCGCAGCAGACATCTGCATACACTTCAGTGCTTTTTGTTATATCTTCATTGAAA